CTATCAACCCCCAATTCTTGAAGGTTTCTAGTAAAGATGGATTGATTGAGTTTATCCTGTGCTGTATCTTCATACACAGGACCCATCCATCTCCAAAGTACCGTTCTATCTCCATCAGGTGCTAGTCCTAAGACACCATCAGGAATCTCTCTTGTTTCAACCGCAGTATCAATAGCTTGTTGAAGTTTCTGTTCATACTTAATTTTTTGTTTTTCATACTTATCTAAAGCTTTAGGATCTTCTGTATTTTCTGGTAATTCAGGATATTTTATTCCTGAAGCAAACGCTAAGGATTTTCTAAAAATTTGTTCTTCTTGGAAAATAATTAATTCAAAAACTTTACAAATTCCATACTGATAAATCTGTAAACATTTTTTCTTAGCTGTAGCACTTACACGTCCATAAGCAGACTTAATTTCTGTAGCTGTTACGTTAGTGATACTTAAATCATCTATACCTCCAAGAGCTAATCTAATTTCACTTCTTAGTTGTTCCGAAAATCTAGCCTGATCAGAACTAACAGCATTTGGAGTTATAAATCCAACTCTATCTGATGGTTCTAAGTTTGCTATAACCCTAGGAACTCTCATTCCACTACCTGGCCTTCCTGCATAACCTGGCTGTTGTCTTGTTATTGGATCTTGTTTATAAGTAGAACTAAATAAATCAACATTAGAAGCAAAACCTGATTGACTAGATATACTCGGTCTTTGTGCCGTTTCAGAATCGCTTTCTACAATATCTTGTTTAGGTCTAGATGATAGCAAAGTTGGATTACCAAAGAATGATAAGTTTGCTCTAATATTCTTGACCATCTCGTCATGAGCTGAAATTTGATTAGCAATAAAATCAAACTCACCTGAACCATCAGTACCAAAAGCATCAGGATTATTAAATACTTCAACACATGGAATAAACTCCATAGTATTTTCTACAACTTTTTTATCAAAAGTCGCAAAATTTGTATTTTCTTGATCAAAAGTTATTTCTTGTTCTGCATGATATTCTTCTATTTCTGTAGCCGTAATTTTTAATCTCATATATCTCTTATCAGTATTTAAACCCACTCCAGCAAAACCTTTCGAGGATCTAACCTTATATGGATAAATAATGATTACTTCTTCTAGTTCTCCTTCAGGTGAATAATATGTCCTATAAGAATCTTTATTAAACCAATAAATTCTGTAAGATTTTTTTGTAGGTCTTATATAAAATAATCCTTTTCCATATGCTAGAAATCTATCCCATATTGCATCTAATCTTGCATCTAATTGATTAAACTTTATAACTTGCTGAATAAAATCAAATCTTTGCGTACCAAAGTTGTCTTGCTGTGGATAAAACTCTACTCCCTGTCTTATTCCAAACATCTTCATTTGGGATAAGTGAGAACTAACCAGCATTGTGTCTGCTGTTCCTTTTCCATCACGAGTAATGACGGATTTAATCATTTCATCTAGAACAGCTTTACTATTACTCTCCATTAATTAGATCCCTTTGCTATTGGTCAATGACATAACCAGCATGTAAACGCTTTAATGTAATTACATCTCCTTCAACTTCAACATCAAATCTTTCATTTGGTTGAAGTGCCATGTCGTGGCATAGCTCATCAGGTAAAGAAATCACAGCTGAACCATAAGCATCTTGCTCAAGTTCAAGTTTGTAAAAAGTTGGTTCTGGCATTGTTAATACTTCTAGTTTAAATCCTCAATACTCTAACTCAAGTTTTCCACGAGTCATTAACCCATTACATAGCCAAACTAAAGCATCTACGCAATCATCATGTGAGCTAACACCAAAATTTACTATCTCATCTGTTAATGCCCCGAACTTTCGATACTTGTTAAAAATAATTTTTCTTTGTTCAAAAAGTCCCATTATTCCACGAAATCTTGCAACTTTATCTCCACGGAATCCTTTTACTGGATGCCAAATTAAATTATACAAACCTTGTTCTGTTTGACATATTCTTTTAAAGTCTGCTTCTAAAGAAGCTTGATATGCAACTGCTTCAGACCATACATGTAAAGAAGTTCCTGTAGGAAAATAATTTTTACCATCTTTCATAATTACTCCCCACTCTTCCATCATTTCCATTAAAAGTTCTAATTTTTCTAAATTTCCCATAACTCTTACTCTTTTACAATCAATAATATGGATTTTATCTTTTACCCTTCCACCCATAACAAATACCGTATAATCATTTCTTTCTCTCACTCCAGCTGATAAATCAACACCAACTCCTAAAGCATCAAAGTCTGTAGAGATTGTTCCTTTAACTATTAAATCTGGAGACAAAGATAATTCACTAGTTTGTACAACTTGATTCTGATATTGATAACTAAACGCTATAGGAGCTATTCTTCTTCTTTGACTTAGATAATCTAAAGACCACATGTCAGGCCAGTAAGACATTTCCTCGCCTTCTTTATCTACAGTTATTGCAGATTGAACTATTTGTTTCCAACCATTAGCAGGAAGAAATTTCTTTATAAATTTTACTTTCTTCTATAATTCTTTTTATTGCTGCACTCTTCGGTCTAGCAACATCAACTGTATAAGAAATATATAAAATTTTCAAAGGCATTTTATTTAAAGCATGTATGCCAATAGCCCAAGCTGTATATAAACCTAATACGGTAGATTTAGCAGATCCTCTAGGAGCCAATATGTCAACATTAGGACCAGCAATACCCTTAAGACATTCACTATCATCTCCTGTACATAAAAATTTGTGCCATTCAAGGTGGTGTTTCGCAGGAGGTTTTCCCCCTACAGCATCGCAAAAATATGCGAAATTTTTTCTAGCTCTTTCTACATCAACATTAGAAGTTTTCTTAACTACTTGTTGTTTTGCAGCTGCTCTTGCTGTGCGTCTATAAACGCTGTAGATACTTGTGCCTGCCATAAATGTAGCTTAGCGTACTTTTGCTTAAGATTCTTCTTGAAGTATTTTTGTCCAGACTCCCATTGATGCTTCTTGTAAAGGTCCTTCAATAGGATCATCTCTAAATATAGATAACATCTCACGTAATGCTCTATCAGCACCAGCTAAAATCAACCCTTGTTTATCTTGTAAAATCTTTTTATCTTCTATTTGTTTTATAGCTCCACGTAATTCTTTTTGGAGCATTGCTATTCTTGCTGCACCCATATCTTGTTTTACAAGACCCATATCAATTGCATCACGTAATTTATTTATATCAATCTGCATATTGTCTATTTCAGTTTCTAAAACTACGTTAAAATTTCTTTTTTTAAATTCTTTTGTAGACCATTCGTTGCATTCCACAACTGTCCCTTGAAAACCTAAAAAACGGGAAAATAAATATATTTGTATTGGAGAACTGGCTTTTTTACAAAATTCAAGAAAGGATTCACGATCTTTGTTAGTTAAAGTCTGAATCCATTTCTTCATGTTCTATATTGGCTTTGTGCTTGCTCGAAGTCCCTATTTTCTTTATAGCGTCTAAACATCTCTTTCTGCAAGTCTGTTGTTCTTTGTTCTCTTGCAGTAGTACCTATTGTTTTTCTTTGCTCTGTGCCTGTTTCTCTTATTCCAGCTCTTTCTTCTTCTCCTCTAACTCTTGTAGTAGCTCGTTCTTCAGTTCCTGTTTCTCTTATTCCAGCTCTTTCTTCTTCTCCTCTAACTCTTGTAGTAGCTCGTTCTTCAGTTCCCCTGAGTCCGATCTGTCTCTCTTGACCAGCCAATAACTGTGCCTGAGTTAGTCTTGCTTGAGTACCTTCAGTTTCTCTAGTAAGTCTTGTCTCTCTACCTGTTGTTCCTATTGTCTTTCTTTGCTCTGCACCTGTTTCTCTTGTAAGTGCTCTATCCTGTTCACCTGCAGTTTCTAATCCTCTTCTATATTGAAGACCAGTTTCTCCTATTTCAGCACGACGCTCCTGACCTATGACTCTTTGTATTGCTCTATTTTCTTCTCCAGCTACCCTAGTTGATAATCTATTTTCTGCACCAACTGCCTGAGTCCTTCTTATATCTTGACCAGTAAAGAACTCTGCATTAGTTCTATCTAGTTGAGCACCAAGTTCCATATTCAACCTTTGTTGCTTTCCACTTACTTCATTCAACGCTTGCTGACTAGCAAGAGCCTGAGTAGGAACTTGCGTAGTAGGAGCTGGTGGTGGAGCAGCTGGTGGATATATTATCTGTGGTGGTGGTGGGGATCCTCCTCCCATCATGATGGTTTACCTCTCAATACTCTTTTAGTTTAAATTAGCCAAATCGACGTTGCATGCCAAGACCTGCAAATCTGGTTGCAGCATCCTGTTGATCGGCTGCAGCCCTAGCTCTCTCCGCTTCTGCAGAGGCAGCTGTAGCAGCCTGAGCTTGTTTTGATAACATTATATTTTGAATATTAGATGGCATTGCTTCTTTTGCAGCTCTGACTCTTAATCCTCTTTGTGCTGCCTGTTCTGCAGCTCTATTTAAAAATGCTTGTCTTATAGGCTCTGTAGCCATGTAATTAAGTTGATTTTGTATAGCTTCTTCTGTTCTAGCTTGTCTTCTTAACTTCTTAAGTTCAGGATCACCATAAATTTTTTTTAAAGATTCTACATATTCATCAGTTTTTTCTAACGCTGATTTTTCTGGCTCAAACTCTTGAGTTAACTTTTCTCTAAGTTTGGTAGGTAATGTTATATCTGCAGCATCTACCTTCTTACCAAACCCCGAAATATTCTCTGCTTCTCTACCAAATAATCCTCCACCAGACCTATCTAAATCAGTTAATCCTCCTGTAAGAAAATCAATAGTCCCAGCAAATTTTCCTAATGCTCCTGTTGGTCTATCTTTTGCAACTAATCTACCAGTATTAGGATCAACTACTTGTTCATAATATTTTGCAATATTAATCTGACTCCCAAATCTTTTATTTTCAGGATCAGCAACAACTTCAGGTGTTTTTATTTTAAATTTATATGGATTAAAACCTTGTGAAATTAATTCTTCTGTATAAACTTCAGGACTTAAATCCGCTGCTTTTGCAGCATCTAACAAAGTTGTAATTTCTTTGTCATTTGCATTTGATTTCCTTTTCGACATATTTAGTACTGATAAGGACGAGTAATTGCATCACCTGCTTGTTGTGCAGCAGTCATACCCATTTGTAAC